AGAGAGTAGACGGAAAACTGATTCTTGCTGAAGCGATTAAAGTCCTTCAACAGAAAGCGTAGGTGATGCTCTATGAGTAATGTAAAAAACTACACAGAGCAAGGTGGCGAAAGAACGGTTATCGGTGGTGAGATTTTAGTCACCTCTGAAGGGAAGCTTACGTTTGATGGGGTGGAGGTTAAACCCTCTGCCCTTCAGGCAGATAGCACCGCAGCGGATGTTCCTGCACTGGTCGCTGATTTTAATGCACTTCTTGCAAAGCTCAAAGCCGCAGGGCTTATGGCATCAGAATAACAAAGGGGGTAGTCAGTGATGTCAGCTTTACTTGAGAAGGTAAAAAAGAACCTGATCCTTGATCATAATGAGGACGACGAGCTCATCGCAAGCTACATCACCGCTGCCACCTCTTATGCAGAAGGCTATCAGAAAAAAGTATCGGGATTCTATGATACAAATCCCATGGACCCGACCACAGAACAGGCTGTCATTATGCTATCATCTCATTTTTACGAAAGTCGGGATGGTAGCACTGGCGGCTTTTTTCAGGATAAGGTGGATGCCAGCGAGCAGGTATGGCGTGTGGTGAACATGCTTCTTCGGATGAATAGGGATGTGGTCATATGAGTTTTGGAATGATGCAAACCTTTATAGAAATCTACAGTACCACCTCGGTAAAAGATGCAGAAGGTTTTGTCATAAAAGAAGAAGTGCTTCTGCTAAAAACCAGGGCTTATAAGGAAAGCAGACATGGCAATGAAGCCTGGAAAAACAGGGCAAGCTTTACAACAGCCACTGCCCTTTTCAGGTTTCGCAAGCCACCTGGTATTGAAATCAGTGCGGCTCATGTACTGGTGTGTAAGGGTGAAAAGTACAATATTCTGAGCGTGGAAGATATCAGAGAAAAAGGCATGTATGTTGAGGTGCTGGCGGAAAAAGTGACAGGGTCAAAGGGGTGATGGGCATGGCAAAAGCAACGTTTAAGATGCCAGAGGATTTTATCAAAAAGCTCTCAAAGCTGAATAACAAGTTTGATGAGATTGTACCAAGGGTTCTTCAGGAAGGTGCAGAGCCTGCCATCAAAAAGGCAAAGAGCAATCTGTCTCTTCGCATTGGTCAGGGAACAAAGGAAGCCTCACAGTCAACTGGGGAACTATTGGATTCTCTTGAAACCACAAAGCCGGTTCAGAATTACAAGGGGGACTGGACACTTCGCGTGGGTATTCCGACAACCAAAGATAGTAAAGGTGTATCCAATGCACTGAAGGCTGCGGTTATCGAGTATGGTAAGTCAGGTCAACCGCCAAAGCCATGGCTCAAGCCCTCAAAGAGAGCGTCTAAAAAGGATTGCATAGAAGCAATGAAAGATGCGCTGGATAAGGAGATTGAAAAATTATGAGCTTACTTGCAGATTTAAACCACATACTAGCGCCCCTCAACATTCCAGTGGAGACGGGTGTGTTTTCTGATACACCACCGGAGGAATACTTGGTCATCACGCCAATGTCTGACAGATTGGATTTGTTTGCAGATAATCAAAGCTATATGATTGTGTCGGAAGCCAGGCTGTCCCTTTTCACAAAGAAGAACTACAACAAGCGAAAGAAGGAACTGACAAAGGCCCTGCAAGCAGGCGGCATGACCATAACAGACAGGCAGTATGTGGGTTACGAGAACGACACTAAATTTCATCATTACGCCATTGATGTAATGAAAGAATATGAAACGGAGGAAGATTAAATGGCAACAATCGGATTGGATAGTTTATATTATGCCAAGATCACTGAAGACCAAAATGGCATCGAAACCTATGGCACTCCAAAAGTGCTGGCGAAAGCCATGACAGCAGAACTAAGCGTGGAGCTGATTGAAGCGATACTTTATGCAGATGACGGAGCAAGCGAGGTCGTAAAAGAGTTTAAGAGTGGCGCATTGACCCTCGGAATTGATGACATTGGTTCTTTGGTAGCACAGGATCTAACAGGCTGTAAGATCGACAGTAACAATGTGGTAGTTTCAAGAAGTGAGGACGGAGGAAGTCCTGTAGCCATCGGGTTTCGTGCCAAAAAATCCAATGGAAAGTACAGATATTTTTGGATGTACAGGGTTATCTTCAGTGTCCCGGCAACAAGCCTTGCTACTAAGGGGGATTCCATTACCTTTAGCAGTCCCACCATAGAAGGAACGGTATTCAGACGTAACAAACTAGACGGTGAAAATAAGCATCCTTGGAAAGCGGAAGTTACTGAAGGTGATAATGGTGTAGCACCATCAACTATTTCAGGGTGGTTCACTTCAGTCTATGAGCCGGACTTCACGCCGGTAACACCGATCATTACCATTACAACTCAGCCTGCTACCTTGACAGAGGTCACTGAGGGATCTATTTCAGGAAGTCTTTCTGTTGTAGCAAACTCCAATACGAGTAACCCTGTGACTTATCAGTGGTATGAAAACACCATAGATAGTTCCACTGGTGGCACTATCATTAACGGAGAAACCTCAGCAAGCTTTGACATTCCAACGGACCTGTTGGCGGACACATATTATTACTACTGTGTTTTAAGCTCTAGTGGTGCAGAGAGTGTAACAACCTCAGTGGCTACTGTTGTTGTATCGTAAGAGGAGGAATGATCATGGCAGATGAAAAATTAAAGGTTGATGAAGTCTCTGAAGAAAGAAGTACCACCATTGATATCGGCGGCACTGAGTTTAAGATGGTTCTTACCACCAAGGCAACGAAAGAAATTGCTAAACGCTATGGTGGGCTTGAAAACCTGGGTGAGAAGCTGATGAAAACTGAGAACTTTGAAATGGCCCTTGATGAAGTGGTGTGGCTCATAACGCTTCTTGCTAATCAGTCCATTCAGATTCACAACATCAGAAATAAGGATGATAAAAAAGAGCTTATTACTGAAGAAGAAGTGGAGCTTCTTACCACTCCTTTTGACTTGGCGAATTACAAGAATGCTATTATGGCCAGCATGATGAAAGGAACTAGCAGGAATGTGGAGAGTGAAAACTCAAAAAACGAGGTGGTCGGGTAAGTGATCAAGAACTCTTTACCCGACTAATTTACTATGGCACAACCCACCTCAACAGAAAAGAAGATGAGGTGTGGATGATGCCCATTGGTTATTTGATGGATCTATGGGAATGCCACAAGCAGTTTATTGGTATCTCAAAACCGAGAAAGGAATATACCATCGATGAGGTCATCCCTGAATGGATCTAACAGAATTTAGGTGATATCGAAATGGTTTTAATATAAACACAGATAAATTCCATGAATTACGCTGACACCGAAAATAGGTGTCTTTTTTCATGCCCCGAAGGAGGAGGTGAAGTAGTGTGGCAGGTGATAATTTATCCAACTTCTAAGATAAATTATCATATCCCATATGTGTAGTTATCCTCCTTTCTCCCGTATTCATAGAAAAACCGGGGAACCCATAAAGAATTCCTCGGATAATTGTTTAAGGTCTTTTCTTTCTGAACAAAAATGGCATTGCCAACGAAAGCGGCGGTGGAGTATTGATCGTAGAAATATCTTGAAGTGGTTTACCGCGCTCATCGAGGTATCTATTTGCCAATTCCGGAGTAACTGTTGCATATATACATGTTGTTGCAATGGTTGAATGACCTAAAAAAGCCTTGATGGCAACAAGCGAATCACCCGCCTCAAGCATATGAACCGCAATTGAGTGTCTGAATGTATGCGGCGAGTAGCTGTCTTCTCTAAAAAGTTGGGGATTCTGTTCCTTAGCCTTAATGACATATTTTTTGACGATACCCTCAACACAAGAGATGCTCATATGCTCGTGAGTCTGGCTTGAGAATAAATGTCTATCTCTTGTTGCCGAAGATAAGAGATCAAGATTTCTAACCCTTAAATACTCTTTCAGAATGGCAGTACAATTATCTGGAATTGTAACAACGCGGGATTTATTCCCTTTTCCAGTTAGACGTATCCTTGTTGGTGAACCCAATGTTATGTCATCAAGGGTAATGTCACAAAGCTCTTGTGCTCGAGCACCAGTTGCATATAACAAGCTTAGAAGCGTTACGTCACGCTGACCAATCAATCTGGAGGTGTCTTGCATTTTCAACAAGATTGTAACTTCTTCTTTTGAGAAGTGTTTGAATCCAAGCTTTTTAGGTTCTCTCTTTTTGGGCACCTTCGAAATACTTGTATAGAAAGGTAGAGCTGCAGAAAAAGACCTTTTGGATGCGAATTTTGCGAATGATACTATAGCAGCACGTCTTAGGTTTCTAGTTTTTACAGAGCAAGCACGTTCATTCTCAAGATAGAGTAAAAATGATTCGATTGTATCTCCAGATAAATCTTGAAATGTCACCTTGTCCGGCTGAAGACCTCTTTCACTTAATAAGTACTGGAACAAAAGCTGAAACGCATATTGGTATGCCGTGATAGAGTTGTCGCTCAGCCCTTTAACATCTGTAAGATAATTAGTGAAGAAATCTTCAAGCATCAATAAAACTTCGCCATATTTTTTACTCATTCGAAGTTCACCTCCGGAAATACAGATATCGTAGCCTTTTCTACAATATCTTGAGAATCCAGATAGACAGTATAATCAGTGGTCAGATATTTTTCAGTTCCATAAAATGATTCGTGCCCTAAATATGTGGATAAATATGGTGCTGTCTCTTCAAGAGTACGCCCTTCTGCCACTGACTTTTGAAATGATTTGAAAGCGAAATAATGTCTAAGAGTATGTGGACAGATGCACCTTTCAAAAGGTTCTTTTCGCTCATTACTAATATTTGCTTTACGTATAACTTTGCCAAACCAATACCAGAACGCCCCTGGAAGGTATGGAGTGCCATCTCTGCTAGAGTTCCCAAATAAGAACTCGGTGTCGCTATATTCAGAAAACCTACGGCAACGGTACTGGCTTAGTAGATCTCTGAGAGAGTTGCTAATGGGGACACGTCGTTGCCTGTTGTTCTTTGCTTTCTTGATTGTAATGACACCAGCGTCAAGGTCTACATCTTGCCATTGCAGGGCAACTGCTTCTCCAACTCTTAGTCCGCAACTGTATAGCACACGCAATAAAATCGGGAAAATATAAGCTGTTTCAGTCTTTGTGTAGCTGGCCCTAAAGTTATCTGCTACAGCGATAATAGCGCCAAATTCTTCATCCGTAAAAGTATAACTAATGTATGAAGATGACGCTCTGTATAAATCTGGTTCACAAGCAGGAATATCAATTGCGGTCAAATATTGAGAAAATTTTCGAATGCGGCTAATAATATAGTTTCTTGTGGTTTCTGCAACAGTAAGGGTATTCAGCCACTCTCCCACAAGATCCTCATCCAGAGATTTTTTTTGAATCTTTGATTTAACCATATAATCATCAAGACTCCTGAATGTTGAGATATAGCTTTCTGTATCTCTTTTTCCAGCACGTAGTAAATCTAGGTATTCGTACATTTCATGTGAAAGTGAGCCCTTAAAAATAATCTCCATCTTTTAGACCTCCTCGCCCGATAAGTATTTTTCAAGTAAGCCACCAGGCAATGGAATCTCAAGAGCGCAGGTCCTTAGACCTTCTATCGAATATTCCACATAATGGCGAGTGGACTCAGGATTGACATGGCCTAAAAGAGTGCGAACTACTTCATAAGGAACACTTTCAGAAATTAGCTGACTAGCAAAAGTCATTCTCAATGAATGAGGACCATGATGTCGATCACCAAAATCAACTCCAGATCTTACAAAGTGCCTTGAAACAATATCAGAAATGCTGTGTCTACCCAATGGATGCCCGTATCCGTCTAAAAACAAATACGGTTCTTTAGATTCTTCGCGTCCGCTACTAATGTAGTTTTCAAGAGCTTTTGAAACTTCTTCAGGTAAAGAAAGCTTGTGATCCACCGAGGTCTTTAGTTGTGTGAATTCTACGGTAGCATTTTGGAAATCGATATTTTCAAAGCATAGAAGGCGGATATCAGAAGCTCTCAGGCCGAGTCGCACAGCTATCAGAATAATGGCATAGTCCCGTTTTCCTTGAGGTGTGAAGGTCTCTACGCTATTTAATAATTGTTGAACTTCTGCTTCAGTATAAACTGAGGGGATCGGTCGTCGCTTTGATGGTGCTGGCAAAATACCAGAGTAATCCGTTGTTATGATATCTGTACTCACTAAGAATCCAAACAGTCGTTTTGCATAAGGTACAAAGTGATATTTGTTTGTTGAGCGCAAATAGGTGTTAATGAGAATTTTTGCATCAATTTCATTCCACTCATTGGCTCCTTGTTCAACAAAATCCAATATCATTTTTGTGCAGGCGTTTCGATATTGCTCTACAGTGATTTCCTTTAGGCCTTCCTTCCTTATTGAATCTAGGAATAGGTCAAAAACTTCGCGAAATTGCTCGGGACATTGTAACTTAACACCACGCTTTTGATACACCCGAAGATCACGTGGTTTGCGCTGCCAAAAATTATTACCATAAAGATGTTCATTTAGGTGTCGAATCGTCTTGCGACGACGGTCCAAAGTTGTCTGTCCATGATAACCACGCTCTTTCTCGGATTCATAAAAATCCATACCTATCTCTGGAGAGTACTCAGTATGATCATTTTCGATAGCATATTTCACCAATAAGTCTATCGATCTACTGAAGTTTTTGTACTCTCGCGGGTGATTTCTACCGCTTTTAATGTAGTCCATAAAATCTGTCTTTAGAATGTGCCAATAGTTCCTTGTGCTGTTGTCCATAATACTCGCTCCTTTCGAATATTTTCTGGAATGCATATGCGATTCCTTAAGACAAGTATAGCAACAGCACAGCAATAATTATCCGAGAAGATTATCGTCAAACAAGCTATTATTCAATAACTCGCAAGAGAAAGGAGGATAACTACACATATGGGATAT